ATGAACTCCCTCCTAGACGCCCTCATCCTCGGAGTTCTGGTTGTCGCCCTCTCGGTGATAACGTCAGAGCATGAGAAACTTTTTGATTATATGGGATTTTAAATATGAAACCGACACAAGCACAAGTCTCCGAAGCCCTGCATATTGTAACTTACCCGCACAGATACCGGCCTTCGCTGGTGGCGCTTGCAGAGCGTTTTTGCGCTCAGTGGGGTGTGAAATAATGGCTTGGAGAACACTAACCCCCGAGCAACGGGAGCATAAGAAGTTGCAGCAGCGTCAGCGCCGGAAGTATCTGCGGACCATGAAGCAGGAGCAGTACCGCGCCGAGCAGGACGCCAAGGAAGCGAAGATGGACGCCTGCTGGAAGTGGGACCGCGCACTTAACGGGCGGCAGTTTGAAACTCTGATTATGAAGGATGAACGGTGATGCCTAACTGGATCAAGAAACTGCTTAGAATCCGCCCCACTTTCGGAGGCAAGCACACGCCGACCATCCCGCGTAAGTTCCCCCGGCTCAAGGCGCTGGATCGGCGGGTGGCGGCAGCGCGGAATATCGAGTTTGACAAGGACGCTATGTAGATGAAACCCGTTAGCGTAACCATCCGCTGGTCAGACGGGTCACTGACCCATGATATTTATGATGGCGAAAGCTATTATCGCAATCCCGCCGCTATGGCTGACCGGCCCGTAGCTCTCCACGGCATTAACCGTTGGTCTTCTATATTGGCCTTTGGCCTGAAAGGAACCTTCATGGTGGGCAAGTTATTCACCACGTTGATGGTACAGCTATTGCCGACAGGTGCAACTCGACGCAATAAACCCCGGTTGGTGGAGAGCCGGGGAACGTCCGTCTGTGCGACAGGGATATATGAGCAGCTTACCCCAGAGCAAAGAGAGCGTGCAAAGAACGTGGATTTGCACCCGATTAATGAAGTAAGGCACGAACCCCTAGCCCGACAGGCCCAATTGTGGGGGGCCAAGGAAGCGTTGGAAAAGGCAAAATTTTCCGACGTGATCAGCGACGGCGAAGACATTTTCAATGCCATAGCGGATCAGGCAATCAGCCAGGTTGAGACGCTCATTGAGTCAACCAAGAACGATTAATCAACGGAGCCTTGGAGGGCCAATGGCCATGAAGCAGACAGGGTTTCTCAAGTCAAAGCTGAACCGTCTATGGGGAAGGCCGAACCATAGGGGGAGGAGGAAGGTAACGAGAATGATAATCACTTTTAAATTTTATTGTAAGGCCAAGCCGATCATCCCAAGACGGACACAAATGTGGGGGTGACTGCAATGGACAATGTAACCATCCGGTTGCGTTATTCTAAAATAACGTAACACAAACGTTACAAACGAGGGATTGAATATGACAAAAGCGCAGCTTGAAGCTGAGAACGAAAAGTTAAAAGGCATACTGAGAAAAGTATTCCCTGAAAAGTCAGGCAGCTATTTCATATGTGGCGAGTCTGGCGATAAGAAAGACGGGCTACCAGAGACTATTCTTATCTGCCCCGCATATGGTCTGGACGGCTTTCAGGCGTATGTGAAGAAAGGCAGCTACACTGCGCCGGGGTGGTGATGCAGTGATTAACGAAACTATAAACGAGGGTTATTTTGGCGTCCTTGTCTTTTCAATAGTCCGTAACCCGCCAAGGCCGAGCATACCCAGCAGAACAACAGATAGCTCGCCCCACTCAATGACCGGCAAATTCTCCAGAGGGAATATCTCCGATCCGGTGAAGTGGGCCACCATCTGTACTAAAGATATTAGCATAGGGAATAGCACGAACTTATACGCCATTGCGATAGCGCATATCCAGCCAACAGCGGGACGCCATCCGCCTTTGAACATCCCGCCATGCTCTGCTTCTTTTTCATTAATACGCATCTGTCCGGTCATCAACTGAACGTCTGCGTCGAGAAATGCCAAGTCACCCTTTTGCTGTAGTTCCGCAAGCGCCTGTGCCGCCTTCGCTTGGTCAGCAGGGTCAGGCCACACTCTCGCAATAACCTGATTGGCAACGCCGAAGATTGCGCTTACGGGATCAAATGCCATCAGTCGTCCTCCTCAAAATGCGGCCCGTCATAGAACGAGGTGAAGTCACCGCCCCACTTCCATTTAAAGCCGTTGTGCCATGCCGTATCCATAACCAGCTTGGCGTATGCCTTGTGCAGTTCCTTATCGTCCCAGACATATTTACCGTCCACCATCGGCAGGGTGTCGCAAGCCTTCGACGGGAACGAGTTATGCTTACTCTGCCCCCAACGGGCTTTGGAGTTGCCGAGGCGGTAGGCTTCCTCCTGTTCATGCTCATCCCGGTGGCCACAGATGATACCGCAGTCAACAATGGTCAGGCCTGTCTCCGAGCAGGTGTATGGCAACTGCGCGATAACCTTGGGCATAACAATCTTAAATTCTTCGGAGCAGCTATCCAGCCGCCGTTGCGATGTTCTCCCAAATGAAGCCATTATGGGCAAACTCCATTCCATTGACCACCAGATTCAAGCACCATTGGCAAGAGTTTCGGTAGTCCGTCAATGATGATGCCACACCCAATCAGGGGCCGACATCGGTTTAGTTTATTGTAGGCGAAGGCCAGTTGGTCGTCGTCAATCAAACACCCAACTGTCATGCCCCAGTATAATTTCTCTGGGTTTGACGAGTAGCGGATTTCAAACTTTTCATGATGATGCCCTTGCACAAAACACATTCCGAGGTGTTCCGCGTTTCTTAGGCAATCAACCCCCGCCGTGTGTACGAATACGCACTTCTGACCGTTTGACAGGGTGACGGTTAGGCGTTGGTGCCAATTCCACCCATCCCCACCCTCACGCTCGAATATGGCATCCCTGTAAGAAACAATCAGGTGCCTGGGTATGCCGTGCGCCTTCGCCCTGCGAAATGCCATAGAACCATGATTTGAGTCCACAAGATCAACGTCGGGGAATAGGTGTGCGACCTGACGTAAAACAGCCTGCCCCAGTTTCAATTCTCCGCTTGCGCTGGGGAGGTCTGGGTCACTATCGTGAAAACTTAACGCATGGTAATCAAGTTCATCTCCGATTCCTATCACACGATCTGGCTTGTACTTCTGTTTTATGGCCTCCAGGAAGGGAATCATGTCTGGGTGGTTGTAGGGCGCATGCATATCGGAGATGACAAGCACACAGGCATTTTCGGACACCACCGGGATGCTCTTGGGTGTTGGTGTGCGGAACAATCTGATTATATTGTCCTGCAATGTTGAACGCGGGACGTTATACTTCTTTGCAGCCGCCCTTTGCGACAGTTTCCCACGTTGCACGTCCTGAATGGCCTGCTGAAGGCTATCCATTAAGCTGCGGGTGCTTTCTTTGAAGCATCCATCATAAATGCAAAATATCCATTGTGCATCCGCCATATTTCAATCGTGTCGTTTTCAAAGTCAACAAATGACGATACCAACGTCACCAACTGTGCCGATTTTGGCTCTCTAAACATCCCACATTCCCCTTGTTGGATTTGGTAGTTTAACGCTGCTATCGCCTTTTCCTCAGATACCCGCGCAGACCGCCCGACCATCTCTATCGCCGCAGCCGTCTTGCAGGCCATCTTTACGGCGACAGTATTCCCCGGTTCGTATGCCTGTGATGCAAAAGAGAAACCCAAAACGCCGATAATGCAAAATATCCTAAATAGAATACTCATGCTATTCTCCGATTTATTTCAACCCAAGTTTAGCAGTAATGCCCGTGATAACAGCGCCTGTAATTCCACCAACGCCACCGATTGCGGCGATGCCAATCATAGCGCGGTTCTTCCAAACCTTCAATGACCCGATGTCTTTGCTGTTTTCCATGATGGTTTTCTCTGCTGTTGTCAGCCTCGATTCATTAGCTACAATGGAAGACTGCACAACACCAGTTAGGTCAGCGATCATCTTATTAGTCTGGTCGAGTTTATTAAACAACAGAGTGCGTTGGGCTTTACCGGATTTAGAGTCTGCTATTAGTTCGCCCAGTAGCATGTCGTTGTTTCTGTCGGTCATAGTCTAATTGCCTAGCGTCACTTCTTTGCGTAGATGGAAGTCTTGTAGTGCCATGCTCTATTCCTTACGGCTTGGGATGTTTGGCTTTAACGCCATCAATAATCGCCTTCATATCGGCAGCGGCTTGACCGCCCTTCCACAAGGCGTCTAACTGATCGCCAATCGGCGGGTATTCAGCTTTACGAATATCTTTGTATTTCTCGTTCGCCTCATAATCAACCTTCTTTGCTGCCTCGATAGCTTCATCGCTGTCACGCGCAGTTTCTTCTTCTGCTGTGAAGGCTACCTTTTGACCGTCGATATTGTGATAACGTACCATCATAAACTCCTAAGCATGTGAGATGCCAAAGACAGAAAGCCGACCAGTCGAGATATTTCCCCCCGAAAAGCTGACCTGTACCCTGTCAAGTGTAATGACCGCGACGCGCTGACCATACAGTGACCAGCCGTACAATTTGGCGGTGTAGGCAGAAAAAAAGCCCTGACCAGATAAAGACGGGAAGGTGGTGCCGTCGCCGGGGCGGTGCAGGAATAAAACCCCGCCGATACCCTTTCCTGCCGTGCCGCCTATGCTATTTCCTCCGGTAATACTTAGTTTTGAATCGCCTGTTGAGTTGAACGCGTAGTAAGTAGCAGCCGCTGTATCAAAAGAGCTTTGATGGTAGGCGTAATCTGACGCCCCAGTATCAACGCCGCCGGAGTCGCCAACATTAATATGGAAGCTAACGCCGGTGGTTGTTGACGGCACCATGTCTGAAATAACAATCGCGTATGTATCATATGTGCTGTCCAATCCTGTAATGGTCAGCGTGGCGTCTGTCGATGCAACTGCTGTGCCGATAAGGTTCCATGCACCGCCTGCCGCTGGCGTCTGGAATGTCGGAGCAGCCCCTGCGCCGTTAGACGTGAGGACTTGCGCTGCCGTACCCGCAGCAACCGTAGCCGGAGCGCCCGTAGCGTCCCACGTAATCAGTTCGCCGTCCGTGCCGTTCGCCAGGTCAGCAACGTCCACGTTAGACAGGCTGTTACCGGTGCCGTTCGCATCGAAGGTCTTGTTTGTCAGGGTGTTTGTGGATGAAGCTGTCATGCCCCGCGAAACAAAAACAACAAGCCAGTTATCCGGGCTGTTGTCGTCCGAGGTCACGTAGATGATGTCACCAACCGCTGTCAGCCCAGAATAGTTTCCGTTCACGCCGTTGATGTAATCCGTACCGTCACGAACAATAGTAATGGCGTTGTCAACGTTCTTGACTTCAAAGGCAAACAACACACCTTCATCCGACCCGATAGCAGGGAGGTTGATATCAATCGTATTACTGGTTGCGTCGAGGATGTAATACTTGCGAGCGTCCGTTACCTCTAGGTTAGTGGTCGCCGCCGTGATGTCTGTTACTGTTGCCCAGCCATATGCCGCCGCCTGTGCCTGAACAACCGCAGCCGCAGTCGTGATCACATCCGCGTTGGTGCTTACTACATCGGCATTCGTACTAACAACGTCAGCATTGGTCAGGACCAAATCGGCAGCAGCAGCATTCTCGGATACCAGAGCAGCAGCGGCAGAGGCAGCGGCAGCAGTAGCGGACACAGCGGGGTCATCGGTTTGCTCCAGGGCGGTCAGCCCTGCGTTCCAGCGGAAGGTCTTCAACGCTACGGGTGTGGGCAGCGTGGTGTCAACGCCCGTGGTGTCACCATCTGACAGCTTCATTGACCGAGCCACCGCAGTGTTGATCTGCTGGGCCATCATAACGGACTGGTCGAACTGTTGCTCAACAAGCTCCGAGGGGAAAGGGTCGTTCTCTACAAGGTCCAAGCCTTGTGTCAGGTCGACCTCGCGGATGATGACCAACGTCTCACCCGTCGCTGGGGCTGTGACCATCGTGACCGTACCGCCTGAGCCTGAGCCTGCACCTGAAACGGTGTAGTGTGTGGTGATGGTCTTTGTTGTCTCAACACCCGTCGAGTCGTTCACCAAGATGACAGTCAGGTCACCATCCGCGTAAAAGAGATAGCTGAAAGCAAAGGCAGTTGTGCTGCCGTTTCCTGCGTAGCTTACACGATTTACTGTTGAACTTAATGTCATTTCGGTTTACCTTTTAGGGTTGGTGTATTGTATCACTATCTCATAGAGGGGGGAAAGAAAAACTCTTGGTCGTTATCATCCTTTATGCGCTTCTCTGTGCGCTTGAGATACCCAGGGCTTAACGCCTCGGTGATCTCATACATGATGGCGTAGTCCAACGCGGTTCTGAGTGCGCCGGTCCCTGCGAAGGGGAGGTTGCCTAAGACTAAGCGGAACATCTCATCCGCCGCAGGGTCGCCCTCTTTCCACTTGGCGAACACGTCAACAATGTTCGTAAAGTCCTGCACCCCCGGGCCTGCAAAAGTCGTCAACACGTTGCCACCATAACGGTTCTTCATGTCACCGAACAGGAAGTCGCCAAAGATACCTATGCCGCCACCTTGGGCCATAGCCGCCGCGATAGTCTTTGGGTCCATAGGGTCCCGGGGCTTCCGGCCTTTCGCTATGTCTTTAAGGACCATAGACGCGTACCCCAACGCTGTACCGGCTACAATCATCTGGGCGACACCACGGAAGGCGCTACCATTTGTGGCGAAAATCTTAGCTCCCGTGAGCGCGGTAGCGTTGAGGTCTGATGTCCGCCCTAACGTCTCCGCACCTAACACACGCTGGACAACGGCGATAGGGAAGGTCTTTAAAGCGAAGAATTGGTTTAGCACAACCCGACCCATTGACCCTTGCTGCGCCCCCTGGGTGACGATGGCTCGGGTCTTCATATCTGGGGATAGGACCGCCTCGTCACCCCGGTCATGGAAGTACCCACGTAGTTTATCCCGCAACTCCGTGCGGAAATCATCAATGCGGCGCTTTGTTGGTTTCAGGCCGATACGTTCTAGTTCAGCTACCACAAGGCGCTCGTCTAGCTCGTTGGCTTTATCCACGTTGATGTAGTCTCGCCCGTCGCTCATGGTCTGCCGGAGGTCACTGATCATGGCCCACTCTTCGGGCAGGATACCTTGTTGGCGTAGGACACGTTGGTAATCAGGGTCTAAATCGTCCCAAGCCTTTGTTGACCGTAGCGCCATCTGGTGGCTATCGGTGGCTGCGAACTTGGTGCGTAACCTATCAGTCCAAGGTTGTGAGCCTGTGTACTTATACATGATCTGTTCAAGGCTGGATAACTTACCCGCACGGGACGTGTTCAAGTCCATACGCCCACCAACGGAAGCGATAGCTCCGTCAACGGCAACACCTAATGTTGATATAATCTCTGCACGGACATCAGCCGGGACGCCGTTAAGAATACCGTCAATCGCTTCACCCACACCTGTTAAGAATCCCCTCCCCTCCCTAGATACTGTGGAGGCGTAGACCGCAACATCCGGTATCTGGGACAACAGCAAACCGGGGAGAAGGCTTAGACGATTAATACTACGGACTGTGTGGTCAACCTCAGCGGCTATCTGCCCTGCCCTAGATACGCCGGGGACTGCTGCCATACCACTGATCGTGGGCCACCACTTTTTATCCAACTTCTCTTTAGTTGTGGCAATCCGCTGCATCATCACTGCATCACCGTTATGACGCTTTGTCACAGTCTCGATAGCTCTGTCAATATTAGCCTTGGCGTTGGGGCCATAGTTCTGGATGATAGCCACATCACGTGCGTGATTGGTCAGGGAGTTTACCACCGCAGTAGCTAAATCCCCAGGACCGAAACGCCGCAGATACTCAGCCTCGTCGACTGGGTCTTTGAAGTGAAACACCCGCTCCTGGCTCAACTGCTTCGCGGTATTGGAGAAACCTTTAAAGCCGCTGACGTTAAGGCTGTCATTGTGGCGCAAGTGGACGCCAGATATGATCTGGGATAGTTCTTCGGTCAAGATCGTTTGCAGCTTGGCAGGGTCATCGAGATCAGGGAACGTGCGCTCCAAGTCCAGCTTATCAGTCATAAAACCGAGCCAGCCGTCCTGATCTTTGTTTATGTGGTACGTGTCGTGTACACGCCGCGTCACGTACCCTAGCTCTCGTTTTGTCCACGCGCCGTAGCGGTTTCCTTCAACACGCAGCATATCACTATGTTTATCAATTATCTTAGCTATCTCGACGGCCTCTGGAAGTATACCCTCGAAGTTCTTCTCACCATGCAACTGTGCCATCGCCTTGAATACATCAGTATCAACGCCGGTCTTAGACATATCTCGGAATATCTTGCGGAGATTACCTTTCTCAATATCCGAGACAAAGGCTTGCGCCACTGCGTCTTGTTTAGACGTTATGCGATCACCTAAGAAGTCGCGGGAGCCTAGTACGTCACGCTGCAAGCCCAACATAGTGGCTTCTATGCCAACATCGGGGCGCTCACCGAAGATCGTAGTTAGAGTATCCACGTACCTCGCGGTGTGTAGCGCGTTCTTGGCGGCGTTGTTTTTTTGGATAATGGACGCCGTGATGACATCTTGCGCGTACTCGACTAGCTCCGCTTCTATCGTGGAGTCGTCTTTACCCTGACGCCGACCTTTTTCAATGAAGCTGTCGGCGCGTTTAAACGCCTCGACAACTTCATCATCAGATAAGTTTCTACCAAGCTTTGTCTGCACAGCATTTTGAACGCGGTTGATGCAATCTTGTGATGCCATTATCTAATCCTACACTGAAATGCCGCTAGGATAGCATTCTCATACGTCTCAGCAAGTTTTACGTTCTCCGCCTCATCTGACACGATCTTATCCAGCGCCGCCTTTAACTCTGGGTCACCCGTCTCAGTGGTGAACCGCTGTATATCTTCCATGATCTCGGCTGTCTCAGCTTGTGCGCCTGCCATATCCATACGGTCATCCTGCGCGGAAAACTCTTTGGTTCTCCTGTCGAGTTCAGCAAAGTTCGTGGTTCGTATATTCTGGGGTGACCGGGCGCGTTGCACCATATTAGGAAACGGGTTGGCAGGAGGAGGCTCAAGGGGTGTAGGGGTAAACGTAGTGCGCTCCCGTTTGACCCCTGTCGCGTGGAGTTCATCAGACGATTTAGCGACGGCATCCGACAAGGAGGCGACCAAGTCTCGCTTTTGTAGGTCCAACTCCCTTACTCTGGTACGCAACCGCGCCATCTCTGGTGTGTCTGTAGACTTAGCAGCAGACTCCAACTCACCTCGTGTAGCTTCAAGTTCATCTATTCGTCGCTGTAGGCGTTTTGCGTTGCGCTTGTTGCTTACTGCCTGCCGCTCTTTTAACGCAGATAGTTCTTCGTTAACCGCTTTAAGTTCGCTGCCCACCTCCTTACTCGCCGCCATGTCGTCCAACTGGCCCCTGCGGCCATTCATTTCAGACTCTATCGCGTCAAAACGTCTGAACAACTCAGGGTTCGCAGCGCGGGCGTGGTCTTGTATGTCCTGGCGTAAAGGTGCGCCATCGACCAGCACGGTATCTGGTGTGAGGGATATTTTTACTTCTGTTGGCGCAGTCACTAAGGCCATAGCCGTAGACCCACGCAGACTTTGTTGGAAGGATTCGGGAGACGCGACCATGTTGCGGTCTTCAAACGCAGCGGCTAAGTTCACCCGCACCAACTCTTCACGTTGTTGGGGTGTGAGGCGGGCAAACGCTTCGTCCACTGCGGCTCTACGTTGGGCGGCGATAGTATCCCTTACCGCCCTATCCCGCTGCGCGTTTATCGTGTCCCCAACGGCTCCGATAGCACCGTGCAGACCGCCCCCCAGAACCGTACCAAAGGCTAGGTTCATTAAGGTGTCGGCCATCGTATAGTCGGCTTGCTCGTTGGCTGCCTGCAAAGCCACAATAGGTTCAACCGCTGCTGCGCCGACTAACCCCTCCGCAGCGCCAAACCCCACACGCGTTCCTAACCGGCCCATACGTGTGGTCTGTGCGGCTAGCCGAGAAGCATACATGGCTGGGCCAGCGACAGGAATATACGCTGTCGCTACATTGAGCGGGTCAAAGGCGGCCACAACAAAACCCGCGGCAAAACCTCCCGCTGTTTGCCACCCCGACGCACGTGCGATGGCGTCCTGCTCTTTTGCCTCGTCGCGTTTTCGCTCAATTAGGATATCTAGGGTACTCTCTCTGATACCCTCCTCGGCCTTCAAGCGGACCTCCGCTTCTGCTATCTTAGCATTCTGATCCGCTATAGTGAGAACAGGACTCGTCTCATCCCGCTGTGCTTGAAATTGCTCCACGCCCCGAAGTATGGCGGGGAGGGGGCTGAAGCGTAAGGCGTCATCCTCGTATGCGGACAACGCCTCGCCAGTGGTTATCGCGTAGTCACTGAGGAGTGTCTTGGATTGAGTTACCGGGCCGCCTGTGAATATGGTCATCTATTTAAATTTCTTGTATAGAGTTGACGCGCCCCGTATCTTCAAATCGCCCCAAGTCACGGTAAGCGGCTGGCTGTCCAAACCAATGACAGGCTGTCTGTTTCCGTCTACCAGTAGCAAACCGGTTTCGTTTCCGTTGGTGACCCACGCCCCCGCCGTCTGGATATTCCGTAGGTAAGCATCCTTCCGATCCTCGATCCTCATTCCTCGCGACTCAGGGATGCTCAACAGTTTATCTACATTTATTGTTTTGAGGACTCGGCTTAACGCCCCAGCTACACTGCCAGGCGTGAGGTTCTCGGTCACAGGGACACGGTAAGTTTTACCAAAAAAGTAATCCCCAATAGCTATATCGTTTGCTGCCTTCTCTGCCACTTTAGTTAAATCTTCTTGACCGTTCATACTGGCCTGAAGGACGATGGCGTTAACCGCCTCGATACGATCAGCCATAGCTGTGACGCCGCCTTGTGTGTACGCTAAGGTGTTTGCCAACGGAGCTAACGCAGCCTTTGCTAGGTCTAAAGCGTGTGACCTTTGGTCAGACGTTGTAGCCTTCATCATATCGTCCTTGGAGACGGCGAGAGCAGACAGGAGTTTGTTGCGCGTCCCCAGCTTGTTTACCCCCACCATACCGGCTGCGACCAACTCACCCCCCGACATAACGCCCTCGTCTTTTAACTGGCGGTATACCTGAGGCCAATGCTTACCGAACTGGGTCTGCAAACCTGTGATGTAGTCCCCAAATTTCTCGGGCATCCCTGGGTCTGTGCCAAGGAGGGGCTTCGCGTTCTCTATACTAGCCACCTGAGTTTTATTAAGATACTGGATACCCGACTCAGGAATACCATTAGCTAACTGCGCCGTCCTTAGTGTGTTGACGACATCCTCAAACTTCTCTGGGGTAGGATCATCTGCGTAATCCTCTTGGGCGGCTCGCACCGTCGCGCTGTACTTTGAAGAAGCCACAACGGGGTCCGTTTTCCATAAGTCGTTGCGAGATTTAACCGCGCTTTCAAAATCGGCTATTGCCTTCTGGTCCGTTATGGTGTCGCCCTCTTCTGCGACGTTTGCCTGTAGCTCTGCACCCATCTGTGCTAACTGCTGGCTATCCGCAGCATTAACCCCGATGGTTATGCTACCACGGTTGAAAGCCTCGTCAGCGTAGATGTAGAGTTTGGCTTTTAAATCTTCATCAGCTATCTGCTCTATCAACTCGGTAGGGTATGAGGCGGTGAGCGACCCCGTAGCCATAAAAGCTATTTGCTCGTTGATGATAGGAAGCATCCTCTTATCATTCTCGTTAGCAGCTTTTAGCGCCGCAGCTTTTGCGGTGGACTCGGCTGCTTTTAACCGCACGTTCTGCCGTTCTTCATACTTCACATCTCCTGCCGTAGCTCGCGCTACATCCAACTTAGCTCGCATAGCGGCTAACTCAGTTACCCCAGCGGCGTTTACGTTGCGCTGCCATATGCCCATTCGCTTTGCGTCAGATAAAGCCCGTAAAGCTTTTTTCTGCATTGCGGGGTCGCTGACATTAGCTATCACCTCTTCTGCGGTGTAGGTTTTATCTGGGGTCGCTAAACCTAACTCTGTCTCTTGTATATTCTCTTCTAGCGCGATCAAGAACGCGTCTTGCTCTTGGCTCTCGTAGGTCTTTACCAAGCGGTTTACGTCGGTCAAACGCTTCTGATAATCTTTAGGATTGAGGCGCTCTTGCCAAACTTTCTGGGTCAACTCGTCCGCTACTTTTCGTGCTGCGTCCGCCGTTCTTGTCCGCTTGGGATCAAGCATCGAACCCACTGCTGTATCCCATATAGCCTCTGTCTGGGCAGTTCGCATCACGTTCTTAGCTGCGTCATCATTTAGGCGCATCTTGTCGATGGTGGCGTTTGAAGCTGCGACAGCTTGTGGGGCCAGAGATGGGTCCGCGGCAACCTGGTTGATGGACAAATCCAAAGTCTCTTTAGTAACCCTCCTCTCCCGCACGGCGTTAGCTACGGCCTCAACACCAATAGCCCTACCTAACACGCTTGCCTTCATATTTAGCATATCAAGGTCGTAGGTGTCCTGAGCGTTTTTGGTGCGAAGCGTCTCCCTACGCTCCTGCCCACGTTGCTCCATCTCAGCTTTCAATATGCTCGTCATGCCCACACCACCATCAGGTAGTGTAAGCGCCAGCTCCTGACGCCGAGTTGCCCAATGTAAAGTATCCTCGGCCACCATCTTCTGACGGTCCAAATCCACCCTACGATCTTCAGATTGTTTTAAGAAAGCCCCAACATCCGCGATGTCTTTACCGGCTTGAACCAACCCTTGACCGCCGCCGCCCATAGACGCAGCGTCCGCGCCACCTGTCTGGGGGGTGAAGCGAACTGGCCCTGCGGGGGTTACATTTATGTTAGCCATGCGTTGTCCTTAAAACTTCAAGAAGGAGGTAGAGGGTAAATCTTTATACTGCCCAGCACCGGATGCTGTGCCTTTGAGCAGGGACCCTACCGCGCTGAAAGTAGCCGCCTGTTTCGCAGACCTCCCCCGTTGCCGCTCAAGTGATGCTTGTGTCGTGTAGTTACCTGCTTGGATGTCACCCTCATGCAGGATGGACAGCACCTTCAGTTCATCCTCCATCACCTGATCCTCAAGAAGATCAAGCGGTGCGCCCGCTCCGCTCCGTGCGCGTATAGCACCCTGCCTCCGCAGCGCGTCCCTGCGCTCACGTAGCGCGTTCTCTGACGCGGTAGCTCGGGCGGAGGCCGCGTTGTTAGACGCCACCTGAGAGTTGAATTTAGCCGCTTGGCTCGCAGCTTGGCCCTGCTTGATAGACCCAACCACCGAGGTGGCTGTGCCTACCGCTGTGGCGATCAGGGCTACCTCTGCGCCGCTCATGGTAGCACCCTGGCGTACAGAGCGCAGGAGCGCCCATCAGGTGAATACGCCTCCATGCGTTCTGCTTCCATTGTGAACCCCAACATCTTCGCCCACCTGTGGGCCTCTTTGAAATTACAGTCAACTGACATCTCGACACGTTTAGTATAGCACACATCAAGGAAAGCCATACAGGCTCTATGCACAGCGATAAATCTGTTTGGCCCCATCTCTGCCAAGAAAGCCCACACCGAAGCGCGGCCCTCCCAATGCTCAACCAGACCGGCGCAAGCCACGGGCACACCATCGTCAAGCGCCGTGTACGCGATGCTATGCTCCAACGCATCAGCCTGCTCCTGCGTCACCCACCCGCTCAAATACATCTGCTCTTCTTGCAGTCGTATCATCGCGATATGCTCGGCCTTGAAAGGTACTATCTGCATTATCGGTCCTGCGTGTCCATCTGAGGCATCAAAGCCTGTAGCGTCATCGGTAAAGGTTGGTCCTGTCGGATAAAGATATGGGCGTCGGAAGAATACGCCCCGTCCCACTCTACCTCTACATCCCCCGTAAATAAAGGGGTCGCTGTGTCCATAGCGTCACCCCCCTCACGGAAGTGGAGGACATCAAGGCTGTTCTCGTCCGGTCCCATCTTACCCCCAAGGGACTGGAAGAAGCGGACGATGACGCGGTGCATACGAACCAGCTTACCCTGTGCCGTCCCGTCCTTAGCTCCGGCGTCCGGCCTAAGCGTTTTGGCATCAGAAGTGTAAGCCAGTCCTACATGGGCTTTGGTAGTAGCAGCGTTCAGGGTGATCGCCCCTGACGCGACAGTACGAACCGGGTGCGTTGCGCCCTCAGACAGGACTGACACAACCTCCCCCTCAAGATGATCCAGACCCGTCAACGTGGTCGCGGAGGCCCCCGAGTAGGTCAGCCCGCTGTCAACGAAGAAGGCGTCAGCCTGGTCGTTGTCCGCGTCCCAGAAGGGCTTCAGGTATTCGATGTAGCGCACGGTTCTGCCATTGATGTACCGGTTCACCACCATGTACAGTTCCGACGCGGAACCCGCTGCGTTGGGGATCACCGTTACGCTCTCTACTTTTGCCTGGGTGGCGTCGCCGCTGTCGCTGTAGCCACCGAGGACGTGCCGGTGCCAACCGATGACGGACTGCTCTCGCTCGTAAGTTAGGCCGACAAGTGTGCCGTCAGTGATAACACACCAGAGGATGCTCTGCGGTTCTGCTTGGTACGCCAACTCAACAACACCCGTGCGCGTGACATGCTCCGCGACTAATGTCATGTCCGGAGCGCGGAAACCATCATCCTCAAAGGCGTAGGCCAGCTCGCGCAGCTTGCGCTTGGCGCGTTGCAGAAATAGAAGGGCGCGACCAACCCGCTCAGGTTGGACGTTGGCGCTACCAAAACCGGATGACCGCTTCGCTTGGACGTTAGACGGTGTGATTACGCCCCCCGCGTCGGATGGGCGCACCGTCCACTCCCCGCCTACGGTACCCACCAAGAGGCCCTTCTCGTCATCGGCCATCCAATAGATGGCGTTGACGTTGTCTGCTGCGAGCGTGACGGTCACGCCGTTGTCATCGACTACGGTGCCATCAGCCTCCGTGGGCGCGAAGTTCTCGAAGTCGCCTGTGCGGCTCATATCAACCCGTTGGGGGGTATCTACACCACCACCGAAGACCAGGCGGTCTTGGTGGAAGGTCACAGCAGAAGGGAAGCCGGTAGTCTCAGACCACACCCCTAGACGCCAGCTCGTCGTAGCCGTCCCGGCTGAAGCGTCGGGGCCATCAATCGTGGCAGTCACACTCGTCGTGCTGGCTCGGGCGGTGATCGTCAAATAGGTCCAGTTACCTGCGGGGTCTTTCCATCTGATCTGACGGCCTATGTCTGTGGTCTGGAAACCGTCCCCACCGTTTATGCCTGTCACGGCTGACGCCGTCACTGTGACGGAGCCTGTGGTGGTGGATAATGTCAAGGTCGTCGTCTCGACGTTAGTGTTCAAAAACGGGCCATCGACAAAAGTTATGTCCGATATCGTCCACGCGGTGTCAGAGGTGCGGGTCAATTTACGCGGCGGGTAGGACGGGTGCGTGATGTACAGCACGTCAGCAGACTGTGTGAACTTTAGTTGGAACAGGTCGGCTGTTGCGTAGGTCGTTGTCAGTTGGATGACCTCTGCTGCGGTGCCGCCAGATGTGTAGGCGGTGAACCCTGTGCTGTTAATATTTGTGCCGCCGATATCAGTCAGCTCGTAGCTGTTGGTCGCTTGGTTTGCGACAAGGTAATACTTGTCGTTCAACTCGGTCATACCCGCGACACCTGTAATGAATACCTCGTCGCCATTCGCGTAAGGGTGCGCGGTGTCGGTAATCACACAAGGGTTAGCCTGTGTCGCCCCAGTGATTGTGCTGGTAGACGACAGGATCGCCCCGTTGTTTTTATAGAAACGAGCGTATAGGTTGCCCAGCTCTATGATGTAGGCTTGGGTGGTCGAGAACTCAAAAGAGATAATGCGGGTGGACGCAGAACTCGTCTTCACCTCTTTTAGGAATACGGTCCCAGGGCGGCGCTCAATCGGGCCT